TTATTATGTTTATTCCTTTTCGGAATCGGAATCACTGTCATTCATTGTGGTAACCACATTTTTCGCAGTTCCTCTTACTTTTTTGGGTGCTAAACTTCTCGTTGTGGAAACACGTTTGTCGGTATTTTTCAGAGTGAAGTGATTTGTTTGTTTGTTATGGAACAAAGCGGGAACGGATTTGACTTCACCATTGGATTTGTCATAGGCTACATCCTTTACCCGTTGTAATTTTTTACGATCTAAGCAATCCTTTAAGAATGCGATTAGTTTGCTATATTCTTCATCAGATAAATTATGTTCAGATTTGTAATTCTCCGCAAACACAGTGAGCTTTTTAATTTTTGCTGTTTTGTCAAGTTTGCTCCACGGTTCATTCGCATTATTGTTTTTTTCAGTTTCAAGATATTTATCTAAATTCTCAAGGTTACTTGATGATTTGGATTCTGGCCACATAACACCATTCATTAGTAGTGTTTTATATTTAATTGTTTTCAGTTCGTTGCATTCTGTCTGTTCTTTAGTTGTCTGTTCTTTAGTTATTTTGTCCATTATATATTAATATAATAAATAGAGTTTAACTCAGTTTTTTAAACATTATATTAATAATGAATATTTATATTGATTTTATTATATTATATAAAATATTATGAACACAGAGCAAACAATAAAGGTAATTTATGTTCCCGATTTAAAGGAAACAAATAAACCGCAAGAAAATGTGTATCAAGAAATAAGTAAAACGAACAAATCAATTGAAGAATCTAACGAATCAATTGAAGAAATCGATGAATCAAATGAAAAGAAAAAAATAATATTTAGTGGAACGACTACAAAATATCAAATGAAAAAAATAGATCCAGTCAAAAAGGAAAAAAAGAAACGTGTTGAAACAGATACTTGGGGACTCGAAGAGATCCACTTATCATTCGAAACCCAGTTAGAAATATTAAGAACAATTTATTCTGATTTAGAAAAAGAACAAACAACTAACAAATCAAAAAGAGGGAACAAATATAATAACCTAATTGTTAGTCATATTAAAACCAAAATATCCAGTTACAAACATCAGGATATGCTGAAGAATATATTTTTAGAATCCGATTTTGTTAGTTATGATTACGTTATTCAATTATTAAACGAGTGTGATTTAAAATGTCATTATTGTGCATGTGAGATATATTTATTATACGAATTTGTAAGAGAAATGAAACAGTGGTCTTTAGATCGTATCGATAACGATATCGGTCACAATAAAAATAATTTAGTAATTGCCTGTTTAGAATGCAACTTAAAAAGAAGAAGAACCAACAAGGATTCTTTTATGTTTACCAAAAATTTAAAAATATCCCGAGAGGGTATTTAAACATCATCTTTCCTGATTACACATTTGTTCCCTTAAATATGATTTTTCTTCTCTAAAAAGATGTTTACGTGTTATCATAACAATATTATGATAAAATATTATCGCATTATTCAATTCTTTTTTATTATTTGGGTATCCATAATATCGATTGTAGACCGCACTGGGGATATTATCTTCTCCCCCTTCTTCTAAATTATATATAACCTCTTCAATATAATCACCTCCAACATCCGCACATATTATTTTATCTTGTAAAATAGTTAACATAATTTTGACTCCTGTTTTGTTTAATTTATAAAATTCATAATCCGCAGCTGTTTTTATTGAATTCATTAATTGATCTAATTGTTCTAAATTGTATCCACTTGTATCTGGTTTAAGAACATATCCATACCCATTTTCAAAAACATTATCTTTGTCACTCATGTCAATATATGTATATGGTATATATATCTATATTTAAAACAACGAAAAAATTAAATACATCGATTATGTTAAATAACAATATTAATAATAATAATAGTAAATATGAATATGTATTATTGGAAATGGAGTCTAGGAGAACCTTATTATAAAAGTGCACGACCTGAAAATATGCCTACTAACAAAAGAGTGGCTGAATACGATTCACAACAAAGCGCAATAGATCAATCTCTTTCTGAAGACATAACTAACAATGGGTTTATGACCGATTTTTCGGGGAACGGGAATAGAAGAGAAGATTTAGATAATAAAATGGCAGATCGTGAACTTGTGTTACAACGAGGTGCGAATCCGTTTTTACAGCAATCAAGTTATGTAAATGATATTGTAGTGAGAGATATGTTTTTAAAGCCAGTGAATACTACTCAAGGAAGGGTAAAGAATGGGGACGAAAATTCGAATGAAATGGCCTAAATTTGTTAGTTTATTTACTTTATAAGAGGGTAAAAATAACTATAAAGTAAATAAAAATTTAATAAATTAGATTCGATTGTATAGATATGTATTATTGAATTTATATTGTTTTCACACACATCGTATGTAATAGACGATTTGCTAAATAAGCCAAAAAGGAATTAAACAATACAAGGAATGAATTGGCTACAAACATCGCATCTACTTTCTTATAATGCATCACAACAAAGGATGCAATCGAAAATGCGCTTAATATAAAGGTTATTCCAAAAATGATCGATAAGGCATAAAAATAAACACAATATTCTTTGCCAAGAGGTCCAAAATATGAATCCATAAAGTTGTCTGGGTTTGAGACTTCAAATAATTGATTGCTTCTTCTGTCTGCGGTCATTATTATACTATATTTAAATATTTTAATTTATAAATTTTCTAAACAACTAACAAAATTATATATTATAAATAACTACTTAAATAAAAATTACAAAACTTAAATAATGAATAGTTCTTCTTCGACTTATACGACACAAAATGATTTACTAATGAAAAACCTAATGGTCTTCTATAAGACTGAAAATAATGGCGATAATAACAATAATTTAGATAAAATGTTGCGAATTATAACAGGAGAGTCGAAAATTTCGTTACGAATTGTAGACTGGTTTGCTACAAACTATGCGAAGAAATATTACACATTATATGTAATCGATCAAACAACCGATAATGTCGCAAGACGATTTAAGGTATATGATGATTACAAGTTGAAACTGAAGGCTTATAGTAAAAAACGTTTTGATCCTTTTTGTAGATGGGATCGAATTAGTATTCCGTATAGGGATGATAAATGTATTGAAACTACCATTGGTCAGCTTAATTTTTTCAAATGGGCTCTTGAAAATAAAGTGATTGACTATATTGAAAAAAATTATGAGACCATTGAGAAAGATATGAACAATCGTAACAGCACATCGAAACGAAAAGAACTATTATTACTTACTGACAATAGTAAGACACGAAAGAAGCGCGAAGAACTGTCGATTTCTGCTACAAAGAGCATCAAGAAGGAAAAGGTGGAAATTGTGTTACAATTTAATTGATAAGAATAGTATAGTATAGAAGAATAGAATAGAAATAAGTATTTAACTTAAATTCAATTAAAAATAATTTAAATACTTATGTATAGCTTTACTAAATGGGAAATTCTCAATCAATAAAAAAAATTAATTATGAAGATATGCAGACGGTTATAAAAAACTCTGAGATCTATTTGCTTATCAATACACTTCCTTCTACTAACCAAGAATGTCTGATTATTAATACTGTATCTATTGATCAAGAAGAAGCAATTATCAATAAATATATGAAAGAAAACCGTAGCATACGTATTATTATTTATGGCAAGCACTGTAATGACGAACAAGTTGATACAAAATATCAGCAATTAGTGTCTCTCGGGTTTTACAATGTGTTTATTTATAGAGGCGGAATATTCGAATGGTTATTACTACAAGATATTTTCGGAAAGGATTTGTTTCCAACTAACAAAAAAGAATTAGATATTTTAAAATATAAAGCACCGCCTGTTTTGAATATATCTCTTATTGATTATTAATTATTAATTATTAATTATTAAATATCGGGAAACAATGGATTTATTTTGAAGAATTGAGTGATTGCGGATTGTTTGGTTTGCTTTGGTTCATCTATTTTTTTTGCGGATGGTATTTTTACTAACACATTTTTTTGTTTTTTTGTTGGTTCACTCTTCTTGTCCTTTTCTAATTTGATTTCTTCGATCCAGTCCTCGTCCATAGTAACAATTCCAAGATCTTCTACAAGCGTATCCATAATTTCAGTTGATTTTTTTGTTTCAATTACTTCACTCGGTTTAGAATCCACATTTTCAAGCGCCAAATTAGACAACTCATCCGCTCGTTTATTATATTCGCGATATACGTGATTAAATTCGATATATTTGAATTTCGCTTTTAATTCTATTACTTCCGTATGTAACTCTCGTAATAATTCAGAATTTACCTTGAAAACTCCGTTGACTTGATTAATAACTAACAAACTGTCTCCCAAAACACATAACGAATCAATATCTTGACTTAAAGCGGCTTTTAATCCTAAAATGAGAGCGGAATATTCTGACTGATTGTTTGTTTTACAACCGAGAAATTTACACGAAGACCATATTTCTTGATTGTTTTTATAAATTACCATACCGGCTCCAGCTAATCCAGGATTACCTTTACTGGATCCATCAAAATTCAAAACATATTCACATATTGGAAATATTTTAGCATCTTTTTTAAAAGCCTTATTTCCTATTTTTTTTAAAGGATTTAACTTCTTAACTGTATTCGAAATCATATTTGCGATATATTATGGCTAATATTATTAATATCTATAAACTCTAATAATTTATTTCAATTTATTATATTAATTATATTAATTATAATAAAGATGATTAGTTTGATTTTAACCGCGTTGTCCTGTTTTCTATTTGTAAACGTAAATGGCGACACAGAATGTCCAATTGTATCTACCATTGACGACAGAAGAACTAACAAAACAACATTTCGTCTCGTTCAATATAATGTAGAATGGTTGTTTATTGATTATTATAGTTCAGCAAATTGTCCTGGAAATGGATGCACGTGGAAAACATTACAAGACGCTCAAACACATTTGTCTTATGTTTCTAATATTTTTGCTGATTTAGAACCCGATCTAATCAATTTTTGTGAAGTAGAAGGATGTGATGAGTTAAATATGGTGATAAATGGTAGCACTGCGTATAAACCATATTTAAAAAAAGGAACAGATACAAGCACCGGACAAAATGTCGGTATGATAACGAAAATAGATCCCCTTGTTAGTTTGTATCGAACTGAGACGAAGATTTCTTATCCGATTCCTGGTTCTACTTGCGGATATACCGGTTCACCTGGAAGCTCGGGCGTTAGTAAACATTATATTACAGAGTATGATTTTGGAGGATTACAAACTGCGTTAATTTCCGCACATTTGCTTGCCTA